AATTTCAGAAACTGAAAACGCCTTTGCCTACAAGCATATCAAAGCGTTTTATGACCAAGCCCCTACGGGTACCCCTCTATGGGTAATGCTCGTATCAGATGCCACTACTATGACGGCAATGCTCGACAAAGACGGTGCTTTTGCCCCAACTCTCATAGCTGATGCCAAAGGGGCTATCCGCGTGCTTGGGGTAGTAAAAAAAGCAACTGGCAGTGAGACCATCACCGCAGGCTTAGACGCCGATGTGCAGACAGCCGTAGTGAAAGGACAAGCCCTTGCCCAGCACTTTGAAAAGAAGTATATGCCTTTTAGGATAGTTGTATCGGGCAACAGTTGGAACGGCAAAGTAGCCGACCTTACTAATTTCTCCGAAAACGAACTCAACAAAGTGGCTTGTTTTATTGGAAATGATGATAAGGAGAAAGAAGCATCAGTTGGTTTATTTTTAGGTAAAATAACCAAAATACCCGTACAGCGCAAAATTCACCGCGTGAAGGACGGCAGCGTATTACCCTTGGTAGCATACTTTACTGACGGCACGACTATCGACAGCAAAGCCGACCAATGGGACGCGCTTGACGACAAAGGGTATATCTTCTTTCGCACCTTTGTAGGGCGTTCGGGATACTACTTTTCGGGCGATAATACCCTTACCAAGCCCACCGACGACTTTAAAAGCCTTAGTAACGGCTTAGTAATGGACAAGGCAATGCTCCTAAGTTATGGGGTATTGGTTGAGGAACTCAGCGACGAGGTGTTACTATCCGAAGATGGCAGTATTCACCCCGCTATTATCAAAGGTTGGCAAACCAAACTTGAGAGTACCTTGCAAAGCCAAATGGTATCGCAGGGCGAGCTTTCAGCTGTAAAGATTGATATAGATCCAAAACAACGTGTACTACAAACAGGTAAAGTGGTGATAGGTATCAAACTGTTACCCGTAGGTTATGCCGACTTTATAGAGGTAAACATCGGTTTTACTACAACAGTCAATTAGTAGATTAGAAAATTAGCAAATTATGGCAACATTCGACAGCAAACAATATGCGTGGTGTAACCTCTCTATCGTCTTTGGCGGGCGCATTATCATAGGAGTTACAGAGTTGGAGTACACCGAGAAACAAGAGAAAGACTTTCTTTATGGGCGCGGGTGCAAACCTCACGGAGTGGTGGCGGGCAACCGTAGTTATGAGGGTAAAATAAGCCTTTGGCAGAGCGAGGCAGAAGCAATGACCCGCGATGCCCCAAACAACGATATACTTAGCCTTAGTTTTGACCTTGTGGCTTCCTACGTGCCTTTGGACGGCGGACAGATAGTTACTGATATTCTCAAGCACGTTGAATTTACCGAAGTGAAAAAAGGAATGAAGCAAGGCGATAAGAATATGATTATGGAGCTTCCCATTATATTTACAGATGTAATACGCCAAGCCTAACAAATTAAACAATAACAAAATGCTTGTGTGGCTTGCACTTTAAAAACCTTTTAAAAGCAGTTTAAAATGATAACTAAAGAACAAATAGAAGAATGGAAAAAGCAGTACAACGATATTTATGTACTGAATATTGAAGACAAAAAGGCGTATTTGCGTACGCCCGACCGACAAACCCTTAGTTGTGCCTCTACTTTGGCAACTAAAGATCCGCTAAAGTTTAATGAGGTAGTACTCAACAACTGTTGGTTGGGTGGTGATGAGGAGATTAAAACAGACGATGCGCTGTTCCTCGCCGCCAGTAGCAAGCTACCCGACCTTATACAGATTAAAGAGGCGACCTTGGAAAAGCTCTAAGTGATGCGGAAATAGACGAGGGGCGGGATTGGCTTCGTATCACTAACGCTTCCTTGCGTTACTATATGCGAATTACCAATCCCGACGACCTCACCGATACCCAGTGGGCTATGCGAGTAAAAGAATTAGAATGGCTTCGGCAAAAAGAAAAGGAACAATAATCACCAATGGCAGACTTGTTACAATATACCTTGTCCTTACGCGATATGGTAAGCGACCGCTTGCAACGCATCAATATCACTACTGATGCGATGCTTGACCGCTTTGGCTCTTTGGAACGCCTACAAAGGCAGGTGTCGCAAGAGTTTAGCCAAATGGGCTCTTCGGTGAGCACCTTGCAAAGTCGGATTAATCTATTGCGTGCTGAGCGTGATTTGTTGCCTGCTAATGGGCTTACAACCATTCGCACTTATAATAGGGAAATCAACCGCTTAGAAAGGCAGGTTACCCACTTGCAAAACAACACGGGCGGTCGTCTGCGCTCTTGGTTCTCTCAGGCAATGGCAGGGCTACCTGGTTTGGCTACCAACCTTTTTATATTGGGGGGAGCCGTGATAGGGGGAAGTATCCGAAAGGGTATGGAAGCCGACTTGCAACAAGCTAATATTACTACTTTGCTTCGTGGCGATGTAGAAAAAGCCAAAGCCTTATATGCCCAGCTATCTGATTATGGGGTAAAAACACCCTACGACAAGGCGGGACTTATTGAAGCACAAAAGACGATGATGTCCTTCGGGCTTTCCTCTGAGTTTGCTTTTGGCAAGCTAAAGAACATCGGCGATATTGCTATGGGTGATGCTCAAAAGATGAAGAGCCTATCACTTGCTTTTGCGCAGGCTACTTCAGCTGGCAAGCTACAAGGGCAGGACTTAATGCAGATGATAAACGCGGGCTTCAACCCCTTACAGGTGATTAGTGAACGCACTGGCGAGAGTATGGCACAGCTCAAAGAGCGAATGAGTAAAGGAGGTATTTCGGCGCAAGAGTTGGCACAAGCCTTTGAATGGGCGACGGATAAACAAGGGCTATTTTACCAAGGTGCCGAAAAGGCGGGACAAACCCTCAGCGGTAAGTTCAACAAGATGATGGACTCTATCGCCGAGCTTGCGCTAAAAGTGTATGAGGTTATTAGCCCTATACTTGGTCCCTTGGTAGACCTTATGGCAGTTATATTTTCAAGTATAGGAGGAGGCATAGGCTGGCTCATTCAGAAGTTTCAAGAGGCTAACCCCGTGGTGCTTCTCGTAGCAGGAGCTATAGGAGTATACGCAACAGCTATGATACTACACAACACCTATACGGCTATTGCTACCGCTTGGCAAAATAGGCTCACCTGGGCAGTGATTAAGACAAACCTTGCTTTTTTAGCCAACCCTATTACGTGGATAATAGCGGGTATTATAGCACTTATTGCTATCATTGCTTATTGCATTGTAGGTGTAAGTGGTTGGGGCAAAGCGTGGGATAACACTGTACAAGGTATGAAGTATATATGGGAAGCCTTTATACTCACCTATAAAGCTCATTGGAATACAGCTGTTAATGCTTTTATGGCGGGTATAGATGCCTGTAAGCTCGCTTGGTATAAATTCAAAGAAGCGGTTGGTTTAGGCGATAGTTCCGAGAACCAAGCGATGATTGCCAAGATACAAAACGACTTGCAAGAGCGTGCCAAATCGGTAACTGAAGGATATAAGAAGGCAGGCGAGGCAGGGGCTAAAGCTAAAGAAGCCTTTGGTAAAATAGGGGACTCTTTAGAGTTTAAAAGTTTTAAGGAGGTAAAAGACGGGCTAATGGGCAAGCTGGGTATGAAAACCGAAAGCAGTCCTACGCCAGGGATAAGTCCTATTACGGGAGAAACTACTGCCACCACGGGAGAAGGCACTAAAACCAAGGACAATATTGTATCAGGAGGCACCCGACAAACGCATATCAATATACAGATAGGCAATGTAGGCACTGATACTAAGGTATATGTTTCCTCTGTACGTGAAGGAGTAGAGAACTTTGGAGCGATGGTCAAGGAGGAACTCCTCAGAGCAATTAACAGTATAAACCAAATGCAGACAGCTTAATGAAAGATATACTCATAGATGAGGAAAACGATTTGCGCCTATTAGCAGGTGATTTTGAGGTGGGGTACTCCGATAACCAACAGCAAAAGGCTATCCTTACTACCGAGAAGGGTGAATGGAAAGAACACCCCGAAGTAGGGGTAGGCATCGCCCAAATGCTCGCCGATGACCTCTATACTGAAACCCTCATTGAAATAAAGAAACAGTTGGAGTATGACGGTATGCAGATTAACGATGTAGCCCTACAAGAGGATGGCAAATTACTAATTGATGGACAATATAATTAAACTATGGCACTAAACAAACAAGCCTTAAAACAAGGCATTATTGACCTTCATCAGGATATGCTTACCAAAACCAATGACAGTATAGAAGAGTACGCCGAACGTTTAGCTTCCCTTATTGACGCCTTTGTACGTAGTGGTGAAGTAACCGTAGCCGCAGGTATATCTGTAAGCACGGTAGGTACAGCCACCGCCCAAACTGGTGCTACTAACAGTACTGGAACGGGTACAATAAGTTAAAAACAAAATAATAATATGACAAAACTCA